AAAGTATACGGCTCTAAGGTCATTACTCCAGACGCACTTGTAGTTGGTAAGTGGACGTAAGTTAGACAACTAAATAGCGGGGCAATACTTGGAATTAAAAAAACAAGTATTGCTCCCCTGTTTTTAGCGAGACGCTGATGCCTAAAAAATCTAACACTAAGAAAGACGATGTATTCATTCAAGCCAAAGAAGACTTTGGCGTTCAGTTGGATAGACGGTTGACGCTCGCGCAGCTCGAAGAGCAGATGCAGCAACTAGCTAAAAATAAAGCAAACCCTCAGCCAGCTCAGAAAGAACTCGTCCCAAAACGGGTTAAGAATGTGATTACTGGCAACGAATTCGAATACAACCCGATATTTAAAAACAACCCCGATTTGCAAATAATCGAGTGGGAGACTGACAATGGCGACAACTAAAGTAGTAGATGTTTTAGATCGGGCTGCAATTATCCTTCAGGATAATACGAACGTCCGTTTCCCAAACGGAGAGCTTCTCAAGTTTTTCAACGACGCACAGAAAGAAGTTGTGCTACACAGACCTGACGCGCAGATGGTTAACGCTACATTTGATTGTGCCAACGGTAGTAAGCAAACACTTCCAAGTGCGGCGTTACGATTGGTCGAGGTGATTAGAAACGTGGACGGTCGAGCCGTTACCCAAGTGCAGAGGCGTGTTCTGGATGAGACGCTTCCTAGCTGGCATGAGACCGTAGCCTCAACCAATAAGATCGAGCATTTTATTTATGATCCGGCTGACCCTAAAACTTTTTACATATACCCCAAAGGCGCATCCGGCACTCATAGCCTAGAAATTGTTTACAGCTCATCTCCCTCAGAGATTGCGGTGTCTAATTTTGACACGGACGTGCAGGTGATTAGCATTGATGATGTCTACGCAAACTGCCTGTTGGACTACGTACTTTACCGTTCTTACCAAAAGGATTCGGAGTTTGCTGGTAACCCGCAGAGAGCGATGATGCACTATCAGAGCTTCGCTAATGCACTGGGCGTAAAGACTCAGGCTGATGTCGCAACTACTCCGATGCCTGCTTCTGCTGGTGCAATGTAATGAAATATTCTGACCTAAATGTGTATGTTCGATCCGAGGCGCAGGGCGCTCCCGACTTTATAATTGAACGGGCGATACGCGATTCTGCAATTGACTTTTGCAGCAGGTCGGACATCTACATGCCCGAGCCAGAATTTATGACGGTTATTACCGGAGTCAATGAGTACGCGGTATCGCTACCGTCTGGCACTGAGCTAAATCACATAATCGATATATTCAAAAACACTACCGCGCTTAAGCCTACGAGTTACAGCGAGCTGTTGCATAGGCTTGGAGATGAAAGCACTAGAGGTTCTCCACAGTACTATGCCCAACGTGACAACACTGAGTTCTACTTGGCTCCTATTCCCGCAGCAGCGGCTACAATCCGCGTTATGTACTCGGTTAAACCTACGTCTACCAGCTCAAGCATTCCTGACACAATCGGCAAAGAGCATAGAGAGCTAATCGCTCACGGCGCCTTGTATCGGCTCCAGATGATGAGTTCTCAGTCGTGGTCAAACCCAAATGCCGCCGGAGTAAATAAGCAACTGTTTGAGCGAAGCGTAGGTCGAGTAATTCGCCAAGTGAAATATGGCTTTAGTGGTGGTTCCTTAACTGCCAAATCGAGGGAGTTTATTTAATGGCATATTTAACGACCATTGATCTTGTTCAGGGCGATCAGCTTCCCGAGATAGAGATCACGCTGAAAGACAGCAACACGTCGCCAGCAGGAGTTGTACTCGATTCAGACGACCCGACTACGTTTGCTGCTTTGGACCTGACCGGCGGCTCTGTCCGAATGAGAGTTAGAACCGTTGGGCAGACAGGCTTGATAGATACGCTGCTCGGAACAGTTACCGCAGCGGCTGACGGAAAGGTTACGTTCATATTCGACTCGGATACCCTAGCCTCAACAGGCGTTTTGGAAGGTGAGATAGAGTTCACTGATTCGAGTGGTCGAACGCAGACAGTCGTTGATTTGATAAAGCTTAAAGTCCGATCTCAGTTCGGGTAAGCAAATGGCTATCCATGCTTCGGTAAAGTATCGCTCACTTAAAGCTGGTGTTATACACCGAAGGCTTCAGCTATCTGCGTCTATTCGAAAAGCTGCAGCGGCAGTCCAACAAAAGAATGTTGTTGCTTCAATATCAAGCCGACAAATATCTCCGTCATTTAGCTTTGCAAGACTCATGGCTATATCCAACTGGCGAAACCTTCATCTGCATGACATACACGTTAATGCTGAGAGAACCATCTACCCATTAAAGGATTCGTATGCGTTCTTAGATGCAACAGTCTTTGCGCTTGATAATTCTCTAAGCGATAGCTTTGGGTTGTTGTCTGAGCCTGAGCTTGCATTGGTCAAACCGCAGACGGATTCATTCGGCATGGGCGACAACGCTGTTCTCCTGCTAGACATATTTAGAGAGTTCGCAGACAGTGCCCCTGTAATAGACACGCAGACATTCTCGCTTGGGCTAAGCAAGTCAGAGACGCTGGTAGCGGCTGACATACCCTCGATGTTTGTAGCTAAAACAGAAAGTGATGTAGCGAATATTGGTGAGCAAGCGGCGGTTGTCGTCTCAAAGCCATTCGAGGATTCAGCTGGTTTGTCAGAACAGTTCGCTAAGTCTGCGGTATTCCAGCGAGTGTTCTCTGACGCTTTTGTACTTGATGATTTCACAGATGTTGACGCGATAACCAAAGACTCTACCGCAGCTAAAAATAACGTCATCGGCTTCTCTGATATACAAACCTTCGTTACAGAGAAGACATTTCAAGACGCAGTAAGTTTTGCCGAGCAGTCTGTAGCTTCTTTCGCTAAGGGTCTTTCGGACACCGCGTCGCTCACTGAATCAATCCAAATAACTATGGCGTCAGCCACGTCATCATCCGTACTAAATGCGAGCGCGTTAAACACTTCGCCGCTTAACTAGGAGCTACAAATGTTACACGATAATTTTCAAATGACTGGACACCTGTCTATTGCTATCAATGATGCAGTCGTCCAAGAAGTACGCAACCTTGTTGTAACTGACGGGAAAGAATACGTTGCAAGCCGTATGAAGGACACGACCAAAGCAGCCATGTCGCATATGGCGATTGGTACTGGTTCCACTGCAGCCGCCGCTGCCGATTCAGCGCTTGGCAGTCAAGCTGACCGTAACGCGCTGACCTCAAGCGTTGTTTCTGGAGCAGCTGTCACTTACGTCGCCACGTTTAGCGCGGGTGAAGGGACAGGTGCGATAACCGAGGCAGGTCTATTCAACGCAGCCTCCGCTGGTGACATGCTTTGTCGCACAGTGTTCGCAGTTGTCAACAAAGGCTCAAGTGACTCAATGACTATTACTTGGACAGTGACAGTAAGTTAATCCAACTAATACTCTGAGGTAGTAAGCATGGCAGTAGTTTTTTCGAACAACGCCAAAACAACATTGGCATCTAGCGCATCTACATCTGCGACGAGCATTTCAGTCGCGGACGGGAGCGTGTTCCCTGCGCTTAGCGGTTCGGATTACGCATATGTCACATTTGAAGATACGAGCGGCAACGTTGAAATTGTAAAGGTCACCGCACTAAGCAGTAACACCCTTACAGTTGTTCGCGCACAAGACAACACGTCTGCACGGGCTTTCTCGGCGGGGGATAAGTGTGAGATACGAGTAACCGCTGGGGGTTTGAATGAAGTTGCAGCAGCTGGCGGACTCACTTGGATTTATGCCGCCACTATGCCAACGACTGCTGTTCCCAACAGTGGATATTTAGCGGCAGGAGGGCAATCAACTTTAATGCCTCTTAATCCTGCTGTGGGTACTGTCGTTGCCTTCTCGGATCTTAACGACGAGTTTGATACTAACCCACTTACGCTGAATGGTAATGGTCAGACGTTTTTTCAGGGAACTGACGTTCAATACATTCTTGACCTCAAAGGCACTTTTGCTGAGTTCAGCTTCCTGAATGGTTACTGGAGACTTATCAACTTTGGGCGGTTGAGCGATGCTTATGGCTTTGGGGCAGGCGGAAGTAGCGAAACCCAAGCAAAAATTAGACTAACGTCTACTACAGACGCATCGACGACATCAACTGGGCATGCGTTTCAAATAGGTCCAGATAGTGGTGGCACTAAGATTAAAATGGACAGTAATGAAATCGGTGCTTACAACGGGACAAGCACTGCTGCCCTCCGCCTAAACAATGACGGCGGTAATGTATATATGGGCAGTTACGGACATGCTTCTAGCCTCTCTGTAACGGGCAACATTACTGCTGGATCAAATATTACCGCAAATCATATATTTGTTGGCTCCACTACTGGTAGTTATATAGCTCTGCAACCCACTAACACTGGCGCTGCAGGTGTGAAGATACGAACTGGCAGCGGGGACTTTAGCATTGACCTCATGCCTACTATTAACGACTTTCACATTCGTGAAGATACAACCATCCGCTACACTTTTCTAAAGAACGGTAACTTTACCGCGACAGGCACTGTCAACGGGCGTGACATTGCGACTGATGGCACTAAGCTTGACGGCATCGAGGCAAGTGCGGATGTAACAGACTCAACCAATGTTGTTGCCGCGTTAACTGCAGGCACTAATATCACTATAGCGGCAGACGGGACCATTAGCTCATCAGGCGGTGGCGGCGGCGGAGCGTTTACTGGCGGAACAATTTCCGGCAGTGATGTAACACTGGCAACAGGCATCGAGCTAATTACTCAAACAGCAGGGTCAAATAACTTCCGTGCAGGGGTTGACGCAGGTAGCTCTATTACTAGCAGTGGCGGAAGTAACACTTTTGTTGGAGACGAGTCCGGTAAGGCAAATACTTCAGGAGATCGCGGCTCAGCCTTTGGTTACCGCGCTTTAAAATCCAACACTACGGGCAACAACAACTCGGCTTTCGGAGCTGAGGCAATGCAATCTAACCTTACGGGTTTTGCGAATGTCGCGGGGGGTGTTCAAGCTTTAGCGTTTAACAATATGGGCGCTAACAATGTCGCAATTGGCTACCGAGCGCTATATTCAAATGTCTCAGGAAATGGTAATTCGAGTTTTGGTTATGAATCGTTAAAAGCTAATACGACAGGCGGCGACAACGTTGCTTTGGGTTACAGCACTTTAAAATTTAACACAACCGGTCTGGGAAACGTGGCAATCGGTGGCTCAGTTCTATCAAGTAACACTACGGGAAATTACAATACCGCCGTCGGAAAGAGCGCATTAAACTCTAATACTACCGCAGGTTATGGAACCGCATTTGGTTACTACGCCCTAGGCTCTAACACCTCGGGCGCGTTCAATACTGCATTTGGTATCAACGTTTTAAAGGAGAATACGACTGGGCAAAACAACTCAGCGTCGGGTTCGCAATCGATGGTTGCTAATACGACGGGAAGGTTTAACTCGGCTTTTGGCGCTCAAACATTAAACTCTAACACGACTTCGGATTCCAACTCGGCTTTTGGTTATCAAGCTTTAAAAAATAATACTACCGGAACTGAGAACTCAGCAGCAGGTCGCGAAGCCTTGCTATACAACCTTACTGGAAGTGGAAATGTAGCGCATGGTTTTCGGTCTTTAAGGTCTAGCACCGGATCTAACAACACGGCTACGGGGCATCAATCAGGGTACTCACTAACCACAGGCGCTCTCAATACCTTTTCCGGTAAATCTTCGGGGTACTACATCACTACCGGAAATAAAAATTCAATCCTCGGTTCGTTTGACGGTAACGAAGGTGGCTTAGACATACGAACGTCTAGCAACAACATTGTGTTGTCTGACGGCGATGGCAATCCTAGGTTACATATAAATAGCAGTGGCGCTGCAACTTTTGCTAGTACTGTTAATGGAGTAGATATAGCAGCACGAGACGCAGTACTGACTTCTACTACTACGACTGCTGGTGCTGCATTACCAAAAGCTGGCGGAACTCTTACCGGTGATGTAACTTTTGCAGCGGGTGCAGATCTAATTACTACTACAGCCGGAACAAGCAACTTACGTTTAGGCGTTGACGCAGGCACTAATCTTGCAAGCGGTAGTACTGGTAATACGTTTGTTGGTGACAACGCGGGTAAAGATACCACGACCGGTGATAACAACGTGGCAGTTGGTAAAGGCGCTTTAGAAAACAATATCGCATCTAGTTCAAATGTGGCTGTAGGCATGGAGGCTTTATTCAGCAACATTACAGGACAGAGTAACTCTGCAATTGGTTTTAGGACGCTGTATGCAAACACGACCGGCAGTAATAATATGGGCATTGGTCAAGCATCTTTACGCTTTAGTACAACCGGAAATAACAATTTAGCAATAGGTGTACAATCTGTATTTGCAAATACTACCGGATCTAGCAACGTCGGTCTCGGCTTGCATGCTCTATACACTAACGCTAATGGCAACTTCAACACTGCATCTGGTACCCAAGCTCTGAAATTTACTACCGCTGCTGACAACACGGCTATGGGTGGTCAAGCGGGGATGGCTGTAACCTCGGGAACTTTGAATTCTTTTTTCGGCAAAGCCTCTGGCTCTCTAGTAACTACTGGTAGCAAAAATACAATTTTAGGTGCCTTTGATGGCAACGAAAACGGCTTAGATATAAGAACCTCTAGTAACAACATTGTATTGGCAGATGGTGATGGTAATCCTAGGTTGCACATAGATGGTTCAGGTGCGGCTACGTTCTCTGGCAACGTCGATGTTGGCGGTGCTCTCGATGTCACTGGCACAACAACAGGCACAGGCGGCTTCAACGTCCCCAATAATGTCCCCTTTCGTGGGACGACAACGGGTGGCGGCACGGCTCGTATGTTACGGATGAGTTCAAGTAATGTAATTGAGGTAGGTGCGACATCTCAGGCTATGGATATTTTTGCATCTACTGCCACTGTATCTGGCAACCTTACTTCTACTGGATCAACTATAAAAATAGATACAGCCTCCACAGCGTCCCTCGTCTTAGACTCTGGGACAGGCAACTCAGCACGACAATACTTTGGAAATAATGGCACTTATTACGCCACTATAGCGGCTCATCCAACGGGTGACCCAAGTGGCACGGGTCATAATATAGCGCTGTGTGCAGGTAGTGGCGGTGGTGATGTCCGATTTGGCGGTATGAACGTTGGAGAAAACTTAGTTGAGATAGGCGGCATATTCAAGAATACAGCCTTGAATGTTCGCGGCAATGCCACTTTTAATCAAACGCTTGATGTCGATGGCACTCTAACCCAAGAGACTTTTTCATCCACAGGCGCAACAAGGGGTATCCGTATTGGTGATGGATACGTTGCCGCGTCGACGACAGTGACATCATTGGCATGGATGATGCGTTTCCATAACCCAAATGGGAACGTTGGTACAATTTCAACTTCAGGTACAGCAACTTCTTACACTACCAGTTCTGACCCACGCTTGAAGTCTGAGTTCACACCTATCACGGGTGCGTCTGCGATGATTCTAGAAGCGCGTGATCAAGGTTTGATAGGCGAGTTTCATTTCCTATCTGAGCCAACACAAACTGTCTGGGGTTACAACGCTCATAAGGTTGCTGACTTACAAGTTGGTTTCGGTGGTTCTGAAGGCGAAGGTCCAAGAGACCTTGGGATAGGAGCTGTCTACGAGGAGGCTGTTATGGGTGAACGCCCTGTAATGGTTGCTGAGTTAGACGAGGAAGGTGAGCCTACTGGTGAAATGATCGAGTCTGGCGAGCTGGAGGCATATGAAGTCTCACCTGAGAAGACTGTCTCACCCGCTGGCATTGACCAATCCAAGCGTGTCCCTATTCTGGAAGCTGCTATTGGTGAGCTACTTGATCGGATTGCGGTGATTGAGGCTTCTAATGAGGCACTACTTGACAGAATTACAGCACTCGAAAACGCATAAAAACCAGATCTAGTACGTACTTAATAGGCGCAAATCATGGCAGCAAGAATATCAGATAGAATATCAGCGCGTAATCTCGCTAACGACGAGCCTATCCAAGCTTACGAAGCCGATGGCGTTACGGTGGTTGATCTATTGAAGGTCAACGCAAGCGATCAGATAAGTATTGCAGTAGATGGTCAAGATGTTGTTATTGGTGGCACTGTTAATGCGAGAAATATTGCAACTGACGGCGCTAAACTTGACGGTATAGAAGTCAGTGCTGATGTAACTGATACCGCTAATGTTGTAGGCGCTCTTACCGCTGGCACGAATATAACTATAGCTGCTAATGGCACCATAGCTTCCACAGACACTAATACCACCTACTCAATTGGGGACGGTGGGCTTACTACGAATGACTTCACCAACGCTGACCACACCAAGCTAGACGGCATAGCAATCGGAGCTAACAACTACACGCTACCTGCAGGTTACGCCACCGAAACGTATGTCGGCACACAGATAAGTAACCTTGTCGATTCTTCTCCTGCGGCACTCAATACTTTAAATGAGCTTGCCGCTGCAATCGGTGACGACGCTAACTTCTCTACGACAGTAACAAATAATATTGCCACCAAGCTGCCTTTAGCTGGAGGAACATTGACTGGAAACCTCAATGTTACAGGCGCTACTACGATAAACGCCAATATCGCAAATCCTCTGACTATAAACGCAACCCTAGACGGTATTGCTTACAGCGAGATATTCAACATAAGCACTGGCGCGAGTGCTGCCGCTTATTTCGGCATAGTTACTCAAAACTTAGCCAACAGCGGTACTATCCGTTCAGGTATGTTTTTCGACTCAAGCAACCATTTAAACTTTATTAACGGTGAAGCTGGTGGCGCAGGGATAGTCCTAGACGACAACAACGCAGTCACTATGGCAGGTGCTCTCAATGTCTCTGGCAACATCGAGGCATCTGAAAGAGTCCGACTAGGTAACAACAAACTACTTCAGGCACGAAATCAGGCAGACACTCAGTGGCGGTCTGTGCTGAAAGTTGATACTAACAATGATTTGATTATTGGTTCTAGTGCAACTCCAATAACGCTGAATGTGGACACGAATGTTACTGGAGATGTAAAGGCATCTGGCGCTTTCACAAGAAGCTTATATAACTCTGGTTACTTAGAGGGGGGTTACAACAACGTGGGCGCAAGCTCCACAGATACTGGACCTATCTATATTATCGGATCAGGCTATCAGCCATTCGCTACGACACTCAACAACATGTATGGAATTGGTTACGCACATACTAATGCAAGCTTCATAAACTTCACCGGACAATCTGGATGGGGTATGTATGTTGCCTCGGCTGGTGTTGCCAAGGTGTGGTTAGGCTCAGACAACGGAGTAATATCCTCAACGGGTGAACACTATGTAGGTGCTAATAAAGTTTGGCATGCTGGTGATGCTGTTGTTGCCGCAACTGCAACATCTGCGTTGAGGTTCATGTCAACTTCGCACAACGGAACTTACCATTTAGTTAATAACTGGGATAACACGTACTGGCACATTACTTCCAACCACGGAGGTCAAAACAATGTAAGAGTGGCGAGAGCTGATACTGCTGGTAGTGCTACTACAGCTACTACAGCTACAGCTTTAACCGCTGGCGCTAAGACTATAGCGGGTAATCTAACCGTAGGAAACACCACTAGTTCTAACATATACATGCAGGATACAGACGAAGGCTATCGTACACTACACTGCAACTCTAACAGAATAGGGTTCTTGACTGCAGCGGGTGCTTGGTCTGCCTATAGTACTGATGCAGGGGTATGGAGTTGCGATGTGGGTTTAACTGTTACAGGTACATCTAACCTTGGGGGAGGGCTGATCATAGGGCGTGTCGCCACTTCTGCGACTGTAGCTGCAAATAATGATGGCGGAAGTATGTCCATCAGGGGTAACACAACTAAACCTGCCGTGATCTCTTTTCACCGCGCTGGTGCTTATGCCGTTAACTTTGGATTGTCCACAGCAAACAAGATGGAGCTAGGTGGCTGGAGTGCTAGCAGTATCAAGCATACTTGGGATTTCGCGGGTAACTATACGGCTACTGGCAATATTACTGCTTACTCTGACATTAGAATTAAGGAGAATATTGAAGTAATCCCAGAAGCTCTTGATAAGGTTTGTCAGTTAAGCGGCTACACCTTTGACAGAACTGACTTCGCTCCTGATGCGGAGACAGGTGTTATGCCAGAGACTCGTCAGACAGGGGTTATTGCACAGGAGGTACTCAAGGTTCTGCCTGAAGCGGTAGCGGAGATGGACGATGGGAAACTCACGGTAGCTTACGGAAACATGGTGGGCTTGCTGATTGAATCAATTAAAGAATTGAAAGCTGAGATAGATACACTCAAGACTCAATTGGACATTAGCTAATGGCGCTTCAAACATCAGGCGCTATTAGTCTTTCACAAGTCCAATCCGAGTTCGGCGGGGCTAACCCTATTAGCATGTCAGAGTACTACCGTGGCGGGGCGAATGTTCCGACTACGGTTGGCGGTGCTGCTGGCGCTTGGTCGAGTTACCAAGGCAACACTTCTACTTACTATTGGTACTCGATAGGTACATCCGACATCATTCGATGGGCTAACGTGCAAAAAGCCAGCGGTGCATATGGTACGACGGTAACTGCCGGAGGATACGAGTATCAAAGAGGTTCTTTGTACACCTCGATTGGCGGCGGTGGCGAGGGTGGACCCACGGAATACTATTACCGCGTTCGCAGGCGCGTTGCAGCAACTAGCGCTACGGTGAACACAAGTGTTCCAGCTAGTGGAGCAGTATCCATGAGTCAATTTTATGGAGGAAGAAACACATGATTACTATAATAGGGAAGACGTTATGAATATACGTACAGAAGAAGAACGCGCACAGCACTACGCTGGATCGCAAGACAGCGTTGAGCTTATAAACGCTGTTATTGCTGGCGAACAAATGGCAGATGAAGACGCGCTGGAGCGACAAAACTGTGTAGATCGAAACACTGAGCATCTCGAGCTTATGGTTGCGCTTACTGATTGGGAAGGTGAAGACATGTCAGCCATTATTTCAGCGGTATCTGTTGGTAACGCTTACACCGCAACTTAAGGAAGGGGGCAGTAGATGGAAGCACTCAGCGTAATCGGCAGCCTCTGGCCCGTCGTACTTTCTTTTATTACGTTGGTGATCGTGCTTGCCAAGCTTCATGCTGATCAGGAAACGCTCAAGGAGAAAGTCAAAG